GGGCCACCTTTTAGCGTTGCCGCCATGTCATCCCTCCATCACTGCAAAGGATAGCTCTTTGCGATCCCGGTCCAGGTCTAAGATATCGGCTAGGTGCTCCTCTACCTTCTTCAGTATCTCGGTGTTCTCCTCCCGGATATCCTTGACCTTTAGCATATCATCCCTAGGGGCCATACCCCCTCCCCCCATCGCCGGAGCACCGGGGATAATCGGGGGAGCGATAGGCATCCCACCCCCGGCCGACGGGATAAGGGGAGCCATCCCGCCACCACCCATCCCGGGCGCGCCCGGGATAACCGGAGGCACCTGGGGGATCGGCATCTTCAGGACGGGAGCAGGTAGCTGAGGCATAGCAGGTCCACCCGGCCCCACGTAGCCCCACTTGAGGTCTAGCTTACTAATGTCTATACCCCCCTCCTCCTTCATCCTCTCCTCGGGAGTCTTCTTGGCCTTCATGGCTTCGTCCATTGCCTTCTGGAAGTCTTCAGCCTTCTTACCTTGGATATTCAAGCCCCCAGGCCCCGTCACTTCCATGCCAGGGGTATCTACATTAATCTGGTCGGGGCTCATGTTTCCGAACTGCTCCTCCAGGCTTTGGAGTTGCTCATCACTCAACACCTTCCCAGCAGCCTTCCCCTCCTTTCCAGGAGCAGCCCCTTGTGCTGCCTTTATAGCATCGGAAATCACCTGCTTGGCTTCAGTCTTCTTTCCCACTTCGGCTAGGTCGGCAGCCTTGGCCATTGCTGCGTTATAGTCAGCCGCCTGCTTACCAGTTAGGTCTTTCACGGAAACATTTTTACCTAGGGATTTAGCAATCTCATCCGTGTTTAGGTTGGCGTTCTTAGAGAAGTCTTTCAATGAATCCTTCAGGGTGGTCCCAGCCTCCTCGTCCAGCATACCAGCCGTTTTGACTTTACCCTTACCAAACCCAAAGAATCCTTTCACCCAGCCCCACGCCTTCTTAGCCCAACCGGCTACGTCGAAACCCAAGAGCCACGCGATGGCTAGACCGATTGCCGTTACCCCAGCGATGACTAGACCGATAGGAGACGTGAGAAATGCGAACACCCCCGCCAGCACGCTCATCGCTGTGCTTAGTACCGTAGTGACTCCTGTGAGTATCCCTCCAGCAATAGAGAGGGAACCGAACCAAGTGACCGCTGTACCGATAGCCCCCACAAGCCATCCTAGTCCTGAGATTACCGTACCCACAGCGCTAAAGAGCAGACCTAGGATCAAGACGAGAGGACCGATCACCGCAGCCAGTACTCCGATGAAGATGATCGTCTTCTTTATCCAGGGGCTAAGACCCTTCCACCATTCAATCCCCTCCTTGATCTTCTCACTAAGCCACTCCATGTAGGGTACAAGCATCTGCCCTATCTCGATGCCTACGTTCTTGATCTGGTTCCACAGTATCTTCATCTGGTTGGCGAATGATTTCAACTGCTCCTCGGCCACCTCATCTGTGATACCTTGAGCATCCCGAAGGGCATCGGCATAATCCCCCAGGGCCCTCTCAGTGTTTAGCAGAGGCAGGATAGCTGCTTGTACCCTAGCTTCAAATCCCAGGGCCTCAAGGGCTGCTGCCTTCTGCTCCGTGCTGTAGTTCTTGAGGGCCTTACTGAGTGACCCGATAATCTGATTCATCGGGAGAAACTCCCCCTGGGCATCAAACACATTTACCCCTAGGGTTTCAAAGGCAGCAGAGTTATCTCTAGTAGCTTTCGTTAACAAAAGAAGCATTCGGCTAGTCATATTACCAGCCAGTTCCCCCTTGATTCCCTGATCGGCATAGGCCGCCAATAGGGCCACGCCTTCCTCTAGAGGAATGTTGTATGCCTTGAAAGCAGCCCCAGCCTTGGTAGTGAGAGCCTTGGAGAATTGCTCTACTGAAGCATTGGCTAGGGTATTAGCCTTAACCAAGACATCAGATACCTTCCCCATATTCTCAGCGTCCTTTATGGGGTCTTTGCTACTCATACCCAGAGCAGATTGAGCATCGGTAAGTAGATCAGTTGCTTGAGCCATATCAAAAGCGCCAGCAGTAGCAAACTTCATCATCTTAGGCATCAAGGCCATCGACTGTTCTGCGTTCTTGCCAGCCGATGCTAGGTAGTAATAAGCCTTGGCCAATTCAGTAGCGCTCTGAGGTGCTTTGCCAGACAACTCCAAGGCTAGCTCACGCATCCTCTTCTTGGTAGCTTCTCCCTCCTTCCCGTGCAGCCTCATGATGGAAGTAGACTCTATCATGGCGTTGTCGAAGTTGGCAAATGCCTTGAGACTGGCCCCACCAACGAGGGCTAGGGGCGCGGTGACGTACATCGACATACTGCGACCGAACCCCCGCATCGCAGTACCTACCGCCCTGAATTTACCCCCTAGTGCGGTTAGGCTAGTAGAGAGGCGTTGGATACCTGTAGTCTGGGCTTGGATAGCCATCGCGGCAGACTTGGTAGATGCCTGGGCCTGCTTAAGCATCATCTGATAGGAGTGGGCGTCACCTATTAGGCGCACCACCATCCTTTCGATTTCAGTCTCCCCTGCCACCGCGCTTCTCCCTCATGCGTTTGATCTTGTTAATCAAGAAGGCCCACTTTGATCTAGCCTCTTTGATAGCCTCCTCCTTGGTAGCTGGTACTGGCTTCTCCTCCTTGAAGTCGATAGACTTATCGCTGATCTTGATCCTCACGGAATCTTTCCGCAAGAGGATAGCGCGGATCACCTCTATCTCCGCAGCTACCTGCATCAGGTAATAGTCGGATCGATCTGGCCGGTTCAACTCTAAGCGCTTGTGCTCAGCCCAAGCCAGGTACTCTCGGTGGGGGATACGCTGCATGAACTCCCATAGGCTGCAATCTACTCTCCGCTCAGCAGCGAATTGGAACCATCCAGCGTATCGTCTTGCGAGTTTTTTGCCTCAGTATCTCCCTCTCGCATCTTAGCCAGCCGTTCATTCAGCCGGTCAATCTCCTTCTGGATATCCTCTTCCGTCTCTGCCTCTTCCTTGAGGTCGCTGATCTCCAGCGCCTTGTCGTAGAGTTTGCGGGTGATCTTGGACTTCCATGACTGGATGGTCCCACGTTCTACCCGCTGGCCGGTCATCTGCCCAGTGCTATCCGTATGAAACATACAGTGGGAAAGCAGTAGGGATTGAATACCCCCTAGGTCTGTAGGCAACCGCAGAAACTTCTGCGTGTCCCCGTCGCGCTGCTGCTCGATTTGGGTGCCGTATATCCGCGCGTTCCGCCACTCGGCTGCGCCTGCCTCATTGCACTCACATAGCACATACTTCTTCCCACTCGGCATCGTCACCGGAATCTCGATGGGTTGTAGATCGGAAAAGTCAAACTCGTCTCGCATCTTCCTCACTCCTTCAGTTCAGGATATCGTACCACATAGTACCTGAAAATAGAGGGCGTGCCGGAGCCACTTCGGTAGGGAGATCACCCGGAGGTGGAGAGGCATCCCCCAGAACCTCGATGGCCCCGAACACGCCGACCAGACAGACGGTGTAATACTCCTGGAGTATATCCACGGTTAGGTTCCAGGCACCTCCGCCACGGCAGGACCAGCCTCAACCGAGTTCACCGGGTCCCAGTTAGTCACGACGACAGTGACGGTAGCTTCGGGTGGATTACCCCTACTGATCTCACCAGGGATAAACGACTTGATATAGCCGTATACCGCCCACGTGCTTCCGTCCGGGAGGGTGACCGTGATCGTCGTATTGACGTTGATCAGCGACTCCAAAATCGTAAGAATCTCGGGGTCATAGGCAGCCACAAACGTGATATCCGTCACGTCGATGAGGGTCTGCGGGGCCTTGGTGAAATACTGCGTGTTGTGCATGGTAGAGAAGTCTACCGGATCACCTCCCTCAAAACCAGGAGGGGTCACCGTCTTCTCCCACAATTCAATGGTGGGGTCGGCCGCAACGGTCACCAGGGTCTGATAGCCTTCCCGCAGCGGGATGCCGTCAGGGGTTCCACGAGCAGTAGGGGTAGGGGCAGCCATAGTTTATTCTCCCTATAGTTGGGTGATGGCTAGTTTGAAGTTGATAGTAAACAGATGCCGTTTAGTCCCAGGCTCTTTACCTAGGTTTATCGGTCCACTGATCCGGTTGGCTCCGTGAACCAGATAACTGCTTGATCCCGTCCCACTCCTATCGTAGACCAGGACGGTCACCTTTGCGATTCCATCGAGGGTAGTTGCAATCGTCCACGCCTTCTCCCCGGGGGTATCGGTATTTTGCCCCCGCACGGTGATCTGTATTCCATAGTTCTCGCAGCGCTCCCCACTAGGCTGGAGAGTACCTAGCACGTCCCCAGCAGTCCCCCGGACGATCACCACGGTATCGTCCGAATCAGGGGCTGCATTGTAATAGGTCGGCCAACTAGCCTCGTCATCCGGGTCACTCCCTAGCCCCAGGTCGATTAGAAGTTGTCGGACGATACGCTCAGGGATGTGGGATAGACTACCGCTCATAGTTCTTTCCGGGTGAAAGCACTACCCTTGAGATTCCCAGTTTTGACAGGTACAACCTTTTGGCTTGCCCCCTGTATTCGTAGACCCGCTATAGCAAGCGCCGTCTCCATCTTTATCCCACCTCTCATCGCTTGGGCTACCACCATCCCTAGTTGTCCGTTATTGTTCAGGTTCCTAGCTGGCTCCTCCAAATACTTCCACTGCTTCCCAGGTTTATGCGTCGCCTGAATCTCGTGAACGTAAAGCGCGTAGTTGACTCCTGCATACCCTACGATCACCGATCCCGGCACGCCACTAGGGGATTCAATATAGGTGTGGGCTAGCTGCTTGAGTCTAGCCATTACCCGCTCCACACCTTCTATCCTCGTAACAACAGCCACGTCTAATCCTCGTGGATAATGATCCTCAGTTCCCCTTGGACCGCTGGGAAGGTGTCGTAATTGCTCCCGGCATCCTTCGTCGAGAAATAGGCATAATAGGTCCCAGCCGTAGCCACG